CATTATTATACAAGTAACGGATCGGGAGCCACTACTGCTGCTATTACTTATCAAGGAGGTAATAATGTAAGTAGTTGGATGGCAATAGGTGATAATGTTTCAGTTAGTATTATTACTAAACCTAATAACTCAGAGTATGTAAATGCAGTAACCATTGATGGTGGTGCAGTAACAGAAGAATGGTCAGGGGGTAGTACTCCCGCAGCGGCTAGTGGAGCAGCAAGTTCTTGGACTATTACAACTATTAATATTACTAAGATAGCAGCGACAGGCACTCCAAATAGTGATTATTTGGTCTTATGTCAATTTACTAACTATGCATAAGGGGAGGGTTGATTGATGTTAAATAACAGTTGGTTTAAAAAAGAAAGACCTCTTCTTGGTTTGTTTGGGTCTGGGGGAGGACTTTCCACTGGTGTTGCTTCACCTTTTGAAGCTAGTGGTGGAAGTAAAACCACATCTGGTGATCAAACCCTTCATACCTTTACTTCTCCTGATGGAAATGATTATCCCGATCCTGCTGGATTTGTTTGCACTGGGGGAAGTACCAGTGAGATCAAGATTTTAGCCGTTGGTGGCGGTGGTGGTGGCGGTGGGTTTTGTCCAGGTGGTAGTGGTGGAGGCGGCGGCGGTGCTGTTGTCTATCTTGAAAGTATATCAGCGAGTGGTGGTACGACTTATCCCATAACCATTGGAGGTGGTGGTGCCGCAGGTGGTCCAAACGCAAATGGATCAAAGGGTGGAGATACTACTACTCCATTAAACACTCTTACGGCATTAGGTGGCGGTGGTGGAATAGTAAATAATTCTCCTACTGATGGTGGAGGACCTACGGTAGGATCTGGTGGAGGAGGAAATACTCAATCAGGATCTAGTCCTGGAGGTGGACAACCAGATAACCCACAACCTGGATTAGGTGCATCCCCTGGACATCCAGGAGCATCAGATGTAGCATCTCCTCCTGGTGGATGGGGTAATCCTGGTGGATCTGGAAGAGGTGTATCGGCTCCTGCATATTTTGGCGGCGGTGGTGGTGGTGCTTATAGTGGTGGATCTCCTAATCCAGGTGGATCTCCTCTTCCTGTTGGTGGTGCTGGTGGTGAAGGTGCAGATTATACTATAAGTGGATCTCCTGTCGGCTATGGCGGCGGTGGTGGTGGTGGTGGTGGTGATGAAACCTCTAATCCTGCTTTAAATGGAGGGCAAGCACCTACTGTTGGTGGTGGGGGAGCAGGAGGAAGATCTCCTGCTAGACCCCAAACTAGTGGTGGAGATGGAGTGGCTGATACTGGTGGCGGAGGAGGAGGTCATGGATATGCCACGCCTGGACCTCATGCAGTACCTGCTACTTGTGGACCTGGTGGAGAGGGTGGTTCAGGAATTATAATAATTTCATATCCTACTCCGGACGCTTAGTAGACACTTTAAGAACTGTTACACAAAACCCCCGCAGGAGACTGTGGGGGTTTATACTATGTACAGTTTAATAAAAAACATGAGTAAAGAGATGACCGGCAAGGAGAAATTACTCTTCATTGCTTCTTTCATCTGGGCAATGCACTGGGGTGTGCGTTTGACTGGTGTTGTTTTTAGTTCCCTTCAACTATCTTTCTTCTAATGCTTTATTTGACCTACTCTGGTTACAATTACAGTAAGAGAAGGTGTGAACGAGTCGTGAATTGGTTCGTGAATAAACATCTTCCTAATTATAAGGTGATTATTAATGTAGATCATCTAGGATTACTTCGAGAGGGTGTATTTGGATGGGTATGGGCTGCTGATTGCGACCATCGACCTCGTGATTTTGAGATGGAGTTGCATAATCGTCTTAACCCAGAAGATTACACCAAGACCCTTCTCCATGAACTGTGGCACGTTTATCAGCATGTTACAGGTCAATTGAGGGATAAGTATAAAAAGCGTTTGTGGAAGGGTGTAGACCACTCTGAGACCGACTATGAAGATCAACCTTGGGAAGTAGAAGCACATCGTATGGAAGAAGTTCTCTACAAAGAGTACACCACCTATTTGTCCAACTCTAACTTAAAATTATGAAAACTGCTATCAAAACTGAGTTCATTTGTGTTAAACCACGTTCATCGTTAGCACAAGATAGATTTGATAACTGTATGGACCGATTACATTCATGTCGTGTAATTAAACGTCAGCATGGTAAAGTATTTCTTGAATCTATTTCTAATCGTTATTCCTTTGAGATGTTTGAAGGTAGTGATGACCATTGGGAAGTTATAACTTGATTAAATATAAAGGATATGTAATAATACTATGATTGAACTTATTCTTGCTACTGCTCTATCTTGTGAGGGATCACAAGAGTTGATTGATACAATTCAATTAAGTAATGAAGAGTATAAAGAAGAACTTATTGAAACCATTAAAACTAACACAGAACCAGGATGTTATGAAGGATCAGAACGCAATTCATGAAGAAGAGTCGCAAAATCAAAAATGGAATCGTGGATTGGATCTTTACATAGAATCAGTACAGAAACCAGATCATCAATTACGTGCATGTGCTCATAATCAAAAATGTTACAATGAGTTGATGGCAGTAAGAGAGCATGTATTAGAGTATGTTAAAACATTAAGAAAAGAAGTGTAAGTATATACTCGTAGGCATTTATTTTTGTGTAGAGAAAAGTTGTGAAAAGAACACAAATATGCTAAATAATAATAGTCACCTATAAGGTACACACGAGGAGGAAAATGCATTAAAGGTCTACATTATGACCTATATGATGAGTAAACAATTGTAAATGGAGAAGATTAATGCACAATTTAATATCACACAATCAGTTAGCAGGATCACAACATAAAGAGTATGGAGTTGATTCTCACAACGATTTAATAGAAGAATACTACGAGTGCTTAATCGAGTGCGATGACGATCAAAGTACCTGTAAACGTATATGTAAGGAGGTTTTAGTTTACGGTTAAAGTCAACTATTAAATCTAAGTAACATGTTAATTTTTTCACATCCACCTTAGTAAACCTTAGTAAAATTAGTCCAATGTAAACCTAGACCCTTGACTTTGAAAGTCAGGGGTCTTATACTTTAAGAATGGAAAACATGAATCGTCACATACATATTTCAGATGCTATGGAGCAAATGAGAAATCCTTTAAGTCCTGTTAAACAGGTAAGAGAAAGTTACTCTAGATTTTTACAAAAACATGTAACTGAAGTAGAGGTACAGTTTAAGGATGAAGATCCGGCATGGATACCTTATGATACATTATTAGCAATGCAAGAGATTAATGAAGGAAGAACTACTTGAACTATTAAAGAAGTATGCCTATAAAAAGGGTGAATATAAACTTTCTTCGGGGAAAACAAGTGAGCATTACGTCAACTGTAAACCTGTAACTTTAAGTGGTCGAGGACTGACTCTTACAAGTTTACTGATGTTAAAAGAGGTGAATACACCAGTGGTAGCAGGACTTACATTAGGTGCTGATCCTTTGGTAAGTGGTGTGTCTCTCGTATCTGCTTTGGATAGTAGAATGGTCAATGGTTTGATTGTTCGTAAAGAAGCAAAGGGGCATGGTACTCAGGCATGGATAGAGGGTCTATTGCCACCTGAAGGAACCCATGTTACAGTCTTAGAAGATGTAATCACAACTGGTGGATCTGCTATTAAAGCAGTTAAAAGACTTCGGGATGCTGGTTATGTAGTAGAACGAGTTGTTGCTATTGTAGATCGACAGGAAAATGGGGAAGCGGATACTGCTATGAAAGTAGCAGGATTAGAATTAATCAGTTTATTTAATTTACAACAATTAGTAGGTAAATTCCTATGACTTTAAGAACACATACAGTTGAAAAGAAAAATCCTAAGCATATTCAGGAGTGGAGTTGGGAAGAAACTCCTGAAGTTTTAGCAGCAATAGAACAGTTGCAGAAATCTTCGGAAGCGGTGAAAGCTATTGATTATAAACCTAGACCATTATATGTTGGAACCAAGAACTATGCTCCATTAAAGAAATCAGTGGTAAAATAAATACCATCGAGTTGTATAAGTTAAACATGTCTTACACCATTACTCTTCAAACACCTGATGAATCAACCGAAACTTTTGATTGTGAATCAGATCAATATATCTTAGATGCACTAGAAGAAGCGGGTATAGATCATCCATCTTCTTGTCGTTCAGGTGCATGTTCATCTTGTGCTATGAAGATCGTGGAAGGATCAGTTAATCAAGAGGATCAATCTTTTCTTGATGACGATCAATTAGAGCAAGGATTTGTTTTGACATGTGTTGCTTATCCTGAATCTGATTTAACCCTGCTTTCAGAACAAGAGGAAAATCTGTACTAAATAATAGTTTAGTACAATTACCTATTTTATTTTGAAGGATAAGAAAGCAGCAAAGAAGATTATTAGACTTGCCAAAGAACATCCAAATTGGTATACTAAGGAAGATGTTCTTTATGCTAAACAAGTTAAAAGACGTATCAAATTAGAAAAACAAGCAAAAAAGAAAAATGAAGGAAGAATACAGTGAGAAGGATTATTGGGAGGGTAAAGTTCCTGATGACCAATTTGATGAATACTTAAAAAAGTATGGTTATGAGTATACTCCTACTGATTATGAAAAGATCCCTTCTCGTTATTAATTATGTCACTCTCTGAACAAACCTTAGATCATTTACTTGAAGCAGAAGGCAACATTCGAGCAGCAATTAAATGTGCTGCTGTAAATGAAAAACCTTTAGTAGTAAATCAAATATCTAAGTTATTATATGATTTAGACAGTTTGAAAGAGTTTGAGAAATTACAAGACATTGTGGATGCTCACATGAATAATCGTGACGAAGTGTAAATAGAGTATAAAGACAATATAAAGTTTATAGATACTTTAACTAACTAATGTTATAATCTCCTCACATACTCCACCAGCACCATGTTTTTGCTTAATTTAGACGAACGATACCACTCATATTTGGATGGTAAAAAGAAATTACGGATTGATGGTAAAGAACATCGAGTTAAAGCATACGGTTATACTGACGATGGACAGACTATTGATGGATATTATTTGACTACCGAAGATCATACCTTGTATTATAACAAGGAAGCACAGTTTTTAAGAATGGAGTCGCTTGATAAAGTGGCACAGAAGGTTGCATAACCTTCTTTTTTTATGCTATTGTAATTATACGATAAAAAAATCAAATGAAAATTGCACTTGCCGCCCTTATAGCTCTGAGTGCTTGTACTCCTGCGGTAGCAGGTGAATCACAAGCAGGTTACTCCCATCAACGTAGTTGTTTTAGAAGTGAGTATCGTGAAGAGTATATACCCGGAACTGAAGGAGATCCTGGTTATGTAAGATCATGGAAGGAAACTATTGAGGTTCCTTGTAATGATTCAACTGCAACTACAGGTACCTATCGTAGACACGTTACTGTTTATGAGGATGTAGATACCAATGATTGTTCTGAAGGTACAATCGCTGGTGGATTACTTGGTGGTGGTCTAGCAGGATTTGGATCTCGTGGAAAAGACCGTTGGTGGGCAATTCCCGCTGGTATTATCGGTGGATCTATGGTAGGATGTGCAATGGATGGAGGTTAAGAAATCTTACAAATTTGACAAATTCCCCATTTATACCCTATAATTAAACCATAACACTAGTCTCATAGGAGATGTTAAATGACAAAAAAACAAGGAGCAGGTACTTCTGCCGAGCATTACGTTCAAGATGCAGCAGAAATCTACCTAGCAGCACTGTTACAGCAGGAAGCAGAGAATCAAGAAGTTGCTTTGAAGCATACTTTTAAGGAACTTCTTAAGGAATTCTCTGTTTATTGTATAAAGCGTAAGGTTGAGAAGAAATTCTTGTCTAGCAAGTATCGTCGCAATATTGATGTTACTTACAAGCAAATCATTCAGGATATTATTAAAAAGTATCCTGATCGTAAGTTTCATTTTAAGTACGTTGATGTAGAATATCGAAACTTAGGTAAGAAGGGAGATCTTGTTATTGTCTTTGATGATGGTGAAGAGATCTCTGTTAGTGTTAAGAACTATCAGAATGGTTATTCATCTATTCAGGTATGTTCTGGTACTTTTAATTCCACATTAAATAATTTCTTATTTGATGATACCAATTGTTCTCCTGGGATGTATATTGCACCTAGTGGAGTGATATTTAAAGGTAGTAATAGAGAGTATCGTGATGGACTCGTAAAAAGAGATTATCCTCAACTTCTTCCTTTCTTTACTCAGTTAGATACTATTAATGATGATACTCGTGATTTCTATATTAATAGTTCAGAAGCAGAGTATTATGAAAACATAGCAGATCAGTGGAAGAAAGATTGTTCTTCTGTTGGTACTAAGGTTGCACCTCTTATTGTAGAGGCACTTTCATACTTGCCTAACGAAATGATACTTAAGCGGTTGCAAAAATCAACTGGACTAGTATCTGAGGAGCATCTACTTTGTCTTGGTAAAGGAGAATATCTTTTCTCTGTTACTAATTCAGAGTATCAGAAGTTATGTGCTAGAGTCAAGGCAGCAACTCATGTGGAGGTTGAGAGTAGAGGACAATCAGTTTTCTATCATATTTGCGATGCTGATGGTACTATCATTAGTATCAATCAACCTTGCACTCTTCAGAAGAATGGTGCATGGTTTGCAACCAATGAAGACAAGTTTGAGGGTCTTCGTGAAAAGAATGATAAAGGTACGAAGTTTATGCTTAAGTGGGGTCAGAGAAGACCACGTAAGAGTAAGGAACTTGCTACATCAACTAACATGTATCTCCGATTAAAGGAGTCTGTTAACAGTTGAACACATAACACTTGAAACCTGTTTGAAATTGTTATATACTTTAAACAGGTTTAAACAGGTTTTAAACATGGATTCCTCTAATTATTCTTTAAGTAAATTATTTAACATGAGAACTGAAATTGGTGACTTAGGTATTATTGATCCTAACTTATTTCCACCTGCGCCACCTTGTCCACAAAAAGGATATAGATGGATAGATGGAGGAAAAGTTTTTATGCTTCCTATTGATGATTGGGAGTCTGATTATTCATCTGATCCTAATAGTAAGATAGAGGATGACACCCATTATTCTAAGTTAGAAAGTAATATCTTAACAATGGGTTTTGATTATAGTTTTGAACCTGGTCATGGAGTAAAGACTCCCAATAATCCTAAAGTATCTGGAAAGTCTGCAAGAACAAGATATAAAGTATTTTTAAATAATGGTCAACCAGAGTATCCTACTAGGTTAATGGAACCTATTGAGGGATATGATGAAAGAACATCATCTTTCTTAGAATCTTTCATTGCTGATATTAGTCACAGACCTGCAAGAACATTAAACGAGAAGCAGATTGCTAAATCCTTGTGGTATCAGAAACAGGAAGGAGTTGCATGGTATCATGGACAAATTCAGAATCCTGTTACTGGGGAATATTCTTATAGTAAAGAGCAATATGAACATGCTTACTATAATGAACTTAAAATAGATCAACAGTATGCCCATAAAGCATCCTATACTCGAATCTGGAATATGATTGAGAAGGGATTCTCTACCAGTGCTAAGATTAATGATGTAAATGAAAAGACAATTAAGGAACAAATAAAAGCATCTCATTTAGGTGATGGTAAAGATGGATTTAATGTTTCTGTATTCTGTATGGATGATGCAGGAGCAAATGCACCTGCTAGATTGTGGAAGTTAATAACTGAACCTAATACTAAATATCGTGATATTGCTTTTACTAAGAAGGCAGATACGGCAGAAGAAGTTAATGAGTTGCGTAAGCAACTTGTAGATACTATGCAAACTCGTATAGGTGCTATGATTGATGTTATATTAAATGATTCTCTTCTTAGTAGTGAGGTGAGAACTCTTGTTAAAGAGAAAAAACTAAAGTCAATTTTTGACAATTATGAACTTTACTCCTATAATCATAATACTGATGAGGAGGAGTTAGTTAGACTTGCAATTTGATGTAGTAGCAACTAATCCACCATTTCAGGATTCTACCAATAGGAAGAAGACTCAACATAAATTGTGGATTAACTTTACTAAACAAGCATTTAGTAAATGGTTGAAACCTGGGGGATTACTCCTGCAGGTTTCTCCTAGTAGTTTCTTATCTCCATCTAGTAAAGTATTAAAGATATTTCAAGAGAAGGTTGTTGAGTTCTTACGATTAGATATTGGTGACCATTTCCCTGACGTGAATAGTACCTTTGCATACTATTCTGTTGTTAATAGTGACACAAAGGGTGAATATACTACTATCGTGAATGAAAAGGGATTGTTCACTAAGAATATTGATAGTTCTATATTCTATCTACCTAATGATTTCTGTGATGAATCACTTTCTATTCATAAGAAGGTGATCTTTAATTATACAGACAAATTAGATGTGAAGTATGACTATGTGACTTGTCACAACGTATTAATTCATCGTAATGATAGAATTAGTAAGACACCAACAGATAAACATATTCATCCAATATATCATACTAATAAGCAAATCTGGTATTCACAAGTAAGACAAGATTGGGCAGATAAATGTAAGGTTATGTGGACTAGGAGTGGTTATACTAAACCATTTTACGATGATGGTAGATATGGTGGCACAGATATGATATACTATGTGTTAGTGAATAATGCAAATGAAGGATTAAATCTACTTCACAACTTAGAATCTAAATTGATGAAGTATATCTTAGAGACTGCTAAATGGTCTGGATTTGGTAATGAGAAAGTGTTTAAAGCACTTCCTAATTTACCAAGAGATAAGAAATTAACTGATGATGAAGTATATCAGTTGTTTGGATTAACTGAACCTGAGAGAGAATATGTGGGATAAGATTAGGGATGTAATGAATAGTCACGCTTACATGAGTGAGATAGAACGTGATAAACAACGCATACAATCTACTGCTGAACATTTTACGCCAACTGATCTAGTTCTTGAGATGATAGAGAGAACTGGAGTAGAGAGATTAGGTGCTGGTAAGACTGTATTAGACCCTGCATGTGGCGATGGACAGTTTCTAATGGCAGTTAAATGTGTTAAGGTCTATATGCACCAAATGAGTGAACAAGAGGCACTACAGGACATTTATGGGGTGGATATTATGAGAGATAATGTTGACCTATGCAAGAAAAGATTAGGTGGTGGAACTATATTAATGGGAGATTCTTTGAATACTAATGTTAGATTGGAGGGTCAGACCGATGATGAATACTATGAACTTCAGAGATTGTATCATGGTGTGGATATTGAGGAATTTTTTACATAAGGGGGGGTCGTGTAAAGTGTCCCTATAGTGTGAGGGATATGTGGTTCTACTGCCCGAACATCGCAAGGATCTATGGTTGTCTCTGTTCAGCAGGGAAATTACGTCCTTTAAGTCGTCAGTAGGGGTTCAGGTGTAAGCGATTCCCAGTAGGTAAATTTGGGCATAGTAGGTGAAACCTCTGTCGATGCCCCACTCCCTCACACATTATTCTAGGCATCCAATGGGTAGAACATGCTTTTCTACATCAATCATTGAGTGTAAGTCCTAAAAACTATTCATTTAAACATTATTTTTCTTAAATGGCAACAAGATCACGCATTGGTTTAAGATTAGCAGGAGACGCTATTCTTTCAGTTTATCATCACTGGGATGGTTATCCTAGTTGGTTAGGTGTTACTCTTGTTAATAAGTACACTACCAAAGAACAAGTAGCAGAATTACTTGATGGTGGTGATATTTCTTGTATAGATTCTGATTCAGATTGGGATCTTAAAAAGGTAGAACCTCATGTCCAATATTATAATGACAGAGGTGAAAAGACTGAACCTCGTTTAGATTTAACTGAGTATGATTTCTTCATTAATGGTGAAGAATATGCTTATATCTTTGACGATGGTGAATGGACATGCTATGATTTAACTCATAAGTATGATGATGATTATAACGTAACAAGTTACATTGCTGAACCTGTTACTATTCCATCCGAATACCCATCCGCAGTAGCAAGGAGTTAAATGTTAGTTGATTTAACTAAAAAAGAACTTCAAGCATTATGTGAGTTTATTGCTTACAATAATGATATTGATAAAGAAATTGATGCCATCTATGAAAAACTAGGTGGCATTTCTAAAGCATGTACTTGTAAGGAGGATTCCAATGATTGAACCAACAGAAGATATGAAGGGAGTATATTATACTCCTTCACAGAAGAATCTATCAGCAGAAGAAATGATTGATGATTTCATTGCTGACTGTGAAGTTGAAGCAGCAAAACTTGAAATCACTGTTGACTATTACCTAGCGGAGTTTGTCTAATGCAATTACTAACACTCTTGTCAATTCTTGTAATTTGTGGTATTATAGCAGGAGTATTCCTACTAAATCTTTATAATCCACATTAAAAACATGGCAGACGAAAGACGTTACAAAATCCTTGAATTATCCACTCAAGGATGGACTTTGGTTGATAATGATGCTCAAAATCTTACACGATCAGAGTGTGATAAGAGATTGAAGCAAATTCTTGAAGTTACAGGAGTTGCACCTGATCGTTTAAAGGTTGCTGCTCAAAATGATCCTAGATATGGTGCAGATGCAGGTATTGATCCGGAGAAAGGATTTATTCCTGAAAATACACAATAATTATTCACTCCCATGAATGAACCTTATGAACCCGAAGTTAATGATTATGTTATTTGGGATAAAGGGGAGTATGGAAAAGATGAAGGATGGGTTTACTTTAAGGGTGATCCCGTAGAAGAAAAGAAGGGATTTAGAACAAATCCTAGATATATTACCATTGAAATTGGTGTGAAACCTAAACCACAATGTGAATATACTGATAAAAAGAGTATGCGTCATCGGATGATTCATACTCTTTTGTTGTGCTATGAATCACAATGGCATCAACTTAAATTTGTAAAAAGACGTACACCAGAACAACAGATTCAACATTACTCTCAATGTGATGATTAGGGGGGGGGTCGTATAAAGTGTCCGTTTAATATAATTACAATTTAACTATGAAACCTTCCGAAATTCTTAAACAAATGAATGAATTGAGAGAACAATGGAGAAAACAAGGATTCAAATATACTAAGGAGCAACAGGTAGAGTATGACAAGTTATTACAGTTAAGACGAGAACGAGTTCAATACTTCATTAAAAATGGTATAGTATCTAAAGGAGGACTTCGCAAGAAGGAAGAGAAGGAACAAACACCTTCCGAATCCTAAATAACTAAAATACTATTTTTTGATGAAAACTTTTCAACAGTTTATCACTGAAGTTTACGACAAAGATTTATCAACTGCAACCAGAAAACCTGGTGAGGATGGTAGAATGCGTACTGCAAGAAAGAAAACTGATCCTGAAAAGAGAAGGATGAGAGCAGCAGGTGGTGGTAAAATGGTTCCTGCTAAGGATTATAAACCACGGAAGGACATTGGTACACAGAAACCAAGATCTGAACGGGAACAACAACCAACTCGTGAAAGAGGTTCTGCTGCCCTCTCAGCAAAAGAAGCACAAAAGAAGGCATATTTAGAGCGTAAGGCAAGACAAAAGGGTGCTAAAACACAGACGGCATCAGAACTTCTAGCTAAGAAACCAAAAGCAAAAGTAGATCCTAATTATAAACCACGCAAGGCATCGGGTTTAACTCATCGTGAAAGGTTAAACTTAATTAAGAAAGGTGAAAAGAAACTAAGAGATCTTAGATTACAGAATCTAGGTAAAGAGAAAGAAAGTGAATTAAAATATGCAGTTACAGGAAAAGAGATAACGAGAAGAAATAAGAAGAAATAGGGGGGGTCGTGTAAATTGTCCTTATAGTGTACCTGTAAGCGTCCCTATGGCGTTTAAATTACTTTTATGATATAATGTAATGGAAGGTGAATTTTTTATGATGAAATTGCGTCCACATCAGGAACGCATTGTTAATACTATGAGTACCACATCTAAGGGGCAAGTAATAGTTCCTACGGGTGGTGGTAAAACTATGTGCATGATTAAAGATGCACAAAGAGAGTTTAATAGTTGCTCTTGGGATATGTTTATGAAGAAACCTGAGAGAAAGACTGTTGTAGTTGTATCTCCTCGTATATTATTAGCACAGCAACATTGCGATGAGTTTGAAGAGTTTCTAGGATTACATCCTATGCTTCAAAGACAAATATTGCATGTACATAGTGGTGATACAAGTTATGAATCAACCACTAATCCTGATCGAATTCGTGAATGGGTAGGTGAGCAATATAGATTTAATAAGTTAATCTTTACAACCTATCATTCTCTACATCGTATACAAGAATCAGGTATAAATGTAGATACAATATACTTTGATGAGGCACATAATAGTGTACAACGACATTTTTATCCTGCTACTGAGTTTTTTGCAAGTTTGGATAATGTTCGCTGCTATTTCTTTACTGCTACTCCTAAGTATAATACTTCTATCTACGATCCTAGCATGGATGATGAAGAAGTTTATGGTAAAGAATTAGAGAGGGTTACACCTCGTGAATTGATAGATAGTGGATATATTTTACCACCTAAGTTAGTAGTTAAGGAACTAGAAAAGACTGAATCAGGTAGAACACCAATCTGGAAAGAATGTGACCATTTGTTAGAAACTATTGATGATTCTTTCGTGGATAAGATTCTTATTTGTGCAAGAAGAACAGTACAAATTGTTAATTTAGTCGAGGATACTTGCTTCTGTGATGAATTAGCAGATCGTGGATATTCTTGGATGTACATTACATCTAAAACTGGTGGTATTATTAATGGTAAGAAAGTAGATCGTGAAACTTTCTTTGAAACATTAAGAGAGTGGGGTGCAGCAGATGGTAAGAAGTTTGTTGTATTGCATCACAGTATTCTTAGTGAAGGTATTAGTGTACCAGGATTAGAGGCAGCATTGTTTATGCGTAACATGAATTATATTACTATTAGTCAAACTATTGGTCGTGTAATTCGTACAGGTAATGAAGATAAGAAGTTTGGATTAGTTGTAGTTCCATGTTATGATAGAGTTGGTATTAGTACCGCCAAGAGAGTTACGGCAGTTGTTGATAAGATTTTAGCATAATGAGAGATATTATTTTATACGGAGATTGTAGAGATACACTCAAACAATTTGATGAAAAAGCTAGGATGTGTGTAACATCTCCACCATATTACGGTTTAAGAGATTATGGTGGGCAAGAATATCAGATAGGTTTAGAACAATCACCAGAAGAATATGTTAAACAATTAGTAGAAGTATTTTGTGGAGTTAGAGATAATTTAACGGATGATGGAACATTGTGGTTGAATATTGGTGACAGTTATTATAACTATAGACCAGGAAAAGGTCAGGCATTAGTGAAACAAACTGTGTCTGCTAC